CAATAATTTTAGGATCACCACCCGGTCCAACTTTCCATCCGGCATTTTCTTTATACTTAGGGGATGTCCAAACAAATTTACCTGTTATACCCCCTTGATTAGAATATGACTCCGCTTGTAAACCAAAATTAATCTTACCTTCGTTTCCTTCAAATAGTTTTCCTAATTCTGAAGGACCATACACCAATGTTCCTTGTTGTACCCCAAGATAATTAACCGCAACTTGATTAGCAGGTTGTGTTATAAGTGATGGTTCCGCTTCTTCACTACCAACATAATACCCACCCCCACCGTTAGGTCCAACACCAAATAAATTGGATATCGCACTTGTAAATTGTTGTAGCGGTGGTTTATCGTAATTTGGTCTGTATAAGTTGTATTCTAAACTCTTAAATAAAACAGATTGTTGTCCGTTACCGGTATTTGCTAAAAATATCTCTGAAGGATTTCTGAATTTATTCAACACACCACCTAAAGCACCTCCCGTTAAATTATTAACGGTGTTTAATGCATTTTCAGTTTGTGGTGAATACACAGGATCCGGATCATCAAAATAATCACCAGGGATAAATGAAACAGGGAAATATGTTCCCGTTAATCTATTAGCAAAACTAACAGCCGCTAATAATGGATTTTCAGGTACGGTAATCTTCCAATTCTTCGTAAAGAATGGTTGTTGTCCCGTGGCTAGCATTGATGCACTAAAAGGATCTTGTAAACTACTTAAATTAGCACTACCTAAAGTAATTTGATAAAACTCTTGAGCAATTCTTTCTTCAAAATATTCCCTTAAATAAAGTGCTCCTGTTTTAGCAATATATGAATCCTGAGACAAGGTACCATTATCCCCACTTGGATTATCTGAGAATAATATAGCGTATGGTGTGTAAGTTGATGGAATAAAATTAGTGGGTACCCCATCAAAATATGGTAAATAATAATGAGTTGATAATTGTACATCAGTAATAATAACCAAATCTTTATACCCACCTTCGGGTCCATATATATTTGTAACGTAAGCAGCATCAATATAAAATTCATTGATGAGGTCTAAAACTGTATCCGTTGGGTCATAAGGACCTTCATTTGCCGGTACAGGGACTAAATTCCCGATACTATATTTTCCTTGGAATCCTCCGTCAGGACCCCATTGATTTAGAGGATATAAATTGTTTGATAATTGGTTTGTTGAAATTAAATTGTCAGGAGAATCAATTACATTACTGTCATTCAACGGACTAACTTCATATGTTACATTTCCGGGTGGGGGAGTGTATACTCCTTGTACCTGATAGGGAGCTAAATTCCTAGCAATTAATGTATCTCTAAAAGATGACGATGATGCAAATGATAAAACACTTTCTGGCATTTTTTTACTTTATCTATAAATACCTTTAGACCTTTTTTTATTTATCATTTTTTGAAAATTGGTTTTTGACCACTTGATATTCTGATTTGATCAATCCTCATAAGTAAGTTTTCCATATTTTTTCTTGAGTCAGGCCCATTAAAATAATCGGATACCGCCTTATTAATATCTTGTTGTGCTTGTGGACTTATTTTTTCATCCGCAGTTACGTTGAAATCTACCGTAAACTTATTGTCCGTTGTTATTGTCATCGGATCATAAGATATATTTAGATTAGGATTATTTAATGTTTGTGTTAGAGTTTGACTTGGTCCTTCCGTATCAACTCCACCCATACCCAATACCGAACTAACTTGATTCTTTAAATAATCAAAATATTCACCTGCCTTTTCTGTAAAAGAACTCATTAAACCAGTAAGGTTAACATTACCCATAAGATCTTCTAAATTTTTAATCATTTCGTCCGTACCTGTTCTGTAATTTTCTGTTTTTTTTCCTTCAGCCGGTAATTTTTCATCTAATAAATTTTGGAACATTCTTAATCCCCCTCTATATCCTTCTTGAGCGGTATTAGAACTTGCTATACCATATTTAGCGGCCCCAACAAACGCATTCATAGAGGACGAAATTCTTTTTAATTCTGTTAATTGATCTTTTGATATATCTTCCATTGACCTAGCATCACTTTTTTGTTGTTCCGCTAAGTTTTTAACATCATCAGTACTCAATTCACTAACCATTTTTTCTATATATTCACCAGTACCTCTACCTTGCTCATCTTTTTGTTCTATTCTAACAACCGCCCTTCCTGATTTATCAATTTGTGCCATAGTGGCAATAAGTTCTCTGTCTTCTTTATTTGCAATATCCGTTGGGAATTTTATTTGTTTTAATTTCATTTCAAACATTCCCGCATTTATTGCCATTTTTTGTAATTCCCCAGCAGGTAAATTCATCGCTTTACCAATTTCTTCAATACGCCTTTTAGCACCAGGTAGAATTTCTATTTGATTGTTCTCTTTGTTGAATCTTGTGAATTCTTTTGTCATATTCACAATTTGATTTTGAAGTTCTGTTGGGTCATTTTGTGCCAAATCCATTAATCTTAACGGATCTAATAATTGACTTGATGTTACCCCTAATCTTTGTAATGATGCCGCAAATTCAATAGCACCTTCAGGATTAAACACTTTATCAACAACCGTAAATATACTCTGCATATTAACACCTAATCTTGATGCTTGAGCCGCCATTTTCGCTAAACCTTTAACACCCCCCTCAAAATTATAAAGATTCATTTTATCCAAATTACCAACAACACCTTCAGATACCGCAGCAACTGTAGTACCAGCTTGTTGAGCAATTTTTACAACGTCCATCATTTGATCACCAACACTCGCAATACTGAAACCAACATCTCTAAATTTAGTAGCAAGTTCACCTTGTTTTACCCCAGTTACTTCTGCGGTTGCCGCAAAATCAGCCAAAACATCACTACTTAACATCATGTTAGTATTCATACTTTCACCTAATGTTTTCATAGTTTCAGCAACGTCACCAACATCAAGTCCCATATCCACAAATTTGGGGATTGCATCGGCAACGGTTTGGGTTAGTTCTCCGGCTCTTTCTTTACTTATACCAAAAGTTTTTACTATTTTTGTTGCCTCACGATCTAAATTACCTAATGCATTTAATATACCGGCAGGACCAAGTTGTTGATTAAGAGTGCCAACTATATTACTTATACCTTGTAAAGGGTCGGTAATTAATAATTGCATATCCTTAACAACATTATCAAGTTGTATTAACTCATCAGTTAATTTAGTTGTGGTACTTGCTTCTGAATTAACATTACCTAATGGCGTTTTTGGATTTGGGTTGGTATTAAACATATAAACTGTTTTTTATAATAAATACCATTTATTTATCTTTTTTATGTTCTTCGATAATCTTATCTATAAGATATCTTCTGACATAAGTTGGCATTTTTAAATAATCGGAGTATGATGTTCTTAACATCTTTGCCAACAAATAAAATTCATCTAATATAAATTTGGAATAACTAGAAGAAAGGCCGAAAAAATTCCACCCCAAAAGCAATGTTCACCATTACTCTTTCTCCTGACGGGGCGATAACTTCTTTTATTAGGTCTAATCTTGGTTCATTTGACAACATGAAATTTTTAATATGTTTGGAGTCCATAATTGGCATATTTTCAACAAACTTACTAATATCCCCCCTATCTGAATTACCATCAATATCAACAATCATTTTAGATAATCTTAAAGTGGCTAATGGAGCAACTCTTCCTGACGGGTATTCGGTAACAATTCTTTCAATATCAATAGCATCCCTCATAGTTAAGAATCGTAATCTTACTTTAGATCCCGTTCTTGGTAATGTTGTGCTTAAATACCCTTCATTATCCGGTTCAACACTAACTTTATTAATATTTAACTCATCAAGTAAAATATTAGCATTAAATTCTTTATTAGTTTGAGGGTCAGTAACACTTACCACATATTCAGGTCCAAATGACGTGTTTCTTAAAAATATCAATAAAGCCTCAATATCACCATCTAATAAATCTTCAGGTCTAATATCCGATTCATATAATTTATTTCTTAGTAAAGGTAAAACAATTGATTCTTTGATTGTTTTATTTGGGTTCATATTTAAAAGTGTGTTTTCATCGGCAGCTGTAAGATAACCCACTTTCACACTTTTCTTTTTGGAGATATAGTATTTACCTCCTGATGGTAATGACACAACATCGTGAGGTAAATTAAAGTCCATTTGACCATATTGTTTTGAATCGTTTTCCATAATTGTTTTTTTAATTTAAATATAAAATGGTTTACTTTTTAGTAAATAAAAAACCTATACAGATTTCTCCATATAGGTTTAATATAGTATGATATTTTATTTCTTAGTAAACCAAGATACATCTATCCATACGAAGAGATGCCGTAATGTCCGCTAAAGCGTCTTGTGAATAAGATAATTGACCAAAGTTAACATCCGTCATAAACGTACCTTCTAAAATCCATTTTTCCACAACAACTCCTGTTGGATCTAACATTTCTAAATCAACATTCTTTTTATAACCAGCAGCGTAACCCATACGACCTGTTACAGATTCAGCACATAAACGTACCCACTCCATTAACGCTTGAGCTGCAGAAGGTCCAATTGGATCTCTAAATTTAACTGTAATAGGATCCCAATTAAATCGTCCAGCAACGAACGTAGATGTATTTAAGAATTGTATTTCAGTTGAACCAATTTTTATTGATGGTCTTGAAGCACTTTCCACGAACCATTCATTAATTCCTAGTGGACTAGGAAACCTAAGTATGAATCTATTCTGGCGTTTCGGTTCATACGGAACTGGCATTTTCATCAGTAAATCAGCCATAATTTTTTGTTTTAGTTTTTAGTTTATTTTTATTATAAATATACCACAAACAAAAAATATCTATTTACTTTTACTTTTTTTTAAATAAAATATAACTAGAGCTAGATATTACTAGATATTATTAATTAATATTTTCTTTTAATTCCTTCTGATGTAAGATATGTTTGTAATATATCTTCTTCTTTATCTTTAAAATGGTTTTTCATAGATTCTACATTCTTTTCATCGTCATCTGAAAAACCAATAAATGGAGTAAAATAATTGCTTATTTTGTTTTTCATAAATGCCTTTCTTTGCAGATTATGGGATGTCTGTTTAACATATCGTATAAATTCTTCCATTGCTTGGATTTTACCTTTTTCAGGATTTGCCTCTGACCCAACACCAAATGATACAGGGTGAAAACGACACATATCTAAATAACTTCTAATTAATTTGTCCTTAGTTAATTTCTCTTCATCCGCCAAATCACGGTATCTTAAAAGATTTTTAATCATTTTATTTGAATTAATTCCATATTTATTGGACTTAATTAATCTATAAACAGATTCTTTAAGAACTGAAGGTGTGTGACCTCTTGCGGTAATTATTGAAAATATTGAACCATTATTGATTGCCTCCACAAAATCAGGCCATGCCGGTCCTACAGGTGAATTCATAGAATCGATTAAAAATTGATCATCGTATGTTACTCCGAACTCCACATAACCATCTTTTGTTGAACCGACTATAGTATGTCCTTTATAATTAAAAGGTTTTTTACCAACTATATCTCTATACTTGGCAAAATCTTTTGTGGTCATACCAACAACATTTCCTTTATCGTTTTTTAATCGAATAAAAGTTGGCATATACATTAAATTGTCGTCCCAATCAAAGGCATAATATTTAATTGCTGTGGGGATTTCTCTTGATACTTGACTACTAACCATAACTTTTTTATATTTTATATGGTACAAAGATAATAAAAAAAGGGAGAACTTGTCTCCCTTTTCCTTTTTTTTTTCATTTTTATGATTAAATATCCTCAAATGATGCTCCTGTAGGTGTAATATAGAAGGTAATATCTATAAATTCTAAGGATCTTGTAGGTTTAATATAAATTTTACCTGTCATTTGATTTCTATCTAAATCAGCTACATCTGAAGAAACTGTTACTCGGAAATCATATAAACCTCTATCTCTTCTGATAGCATCTAATATTGGATTTACTGAGTTCAAGAAATCTTGTCTTACTTGTTCATCATTTTGATCAAACAATAATCTTACAGATACTGCTGAAATCAATTTACGAGCTTGTAATAACAATCTTCTTACGTTAATTCTGTCAAGAGCAGATTCTCTAACTTGTAAAGTTTTGTTACCCCAAATTACAGTACCAACATCAGAGAAGGTTGCGATTGGGTTAATTCTACCTTGGTAAAGAGTATCTCTATCTTCTTGTGTCAACTTCTTACGTGCTTTGATTGAGTTTACAATACCTCTTGTGTAACCTGCCGCTGCGAACCATGGGAAAGCAATGTTATCGGTTAACGCCAAGTTTCTTGTTACCTCAGCCGTTGCCGGAATGTAGATTTGAGTATTGTTTACTGTGTCGCGAGTTAATACCCATGGGTAATAAGTTGCGGTATAGTTAGAGTCAATTCCTGTTTGTTCTAAGTTATCAACCGCTTCTTGAGGGTAAATTATACCATCACCACCTGTTGTTGTTGGTAAGAACAAATTGTAGTCAGGTGTTGTTGTAATATAAAGTGAATCCGCTCTGTCGTTTTCAATCATATCAATTGTTGCCTCAACTAAATCACTATTATTAACGTAATCAATACCCGGAGAAACAAATACATTGATGTTAACCGCTTCAGGATTGGCAAATGTTTGAATACCTAACAAGTATGCGTAGTAGTCAGTATTTGCGAAATCTTGAGTACCATCCCCAACTGCGATTTGTTTGAATGCTCCCCAACCAACTGCGTTTGGATATCTATTGTCAGGACAAGCACCATTCAAGTAACCTATTCTACCTAAGACATATCTATCACTATTAGTTCTGTGTTCTCTATAAATGTCCCAACCATCAAAACCACCTTGTACTAATAAAGTGAATTTTCTTGAGTAAATTCTATAGTAAGGGTTTGTAGGATTATTTGGTTCAGATGAGAAATTAGCATCACCCACGTCAAATCTTGGAGTACCCGAAGTTGTAAATGCATCTGAAATAGTTATACCTGATGCGTCTTTATCCATGTGGAAACCTCTTGATCTGTAATTCCATTCACCACCTTCAAGATCACAAGTTGAAATAGGGTTTTGTTTACCAACATATTCAAAGTAATTACCATCCCAACTATTATTATTTGAAATACCTAAGTATGTTCTTCTAACATTATCACCAGGACTTTGGATTGGTGCTGCGAATGGTGGGTTAAATATTACCTCACCAGGGAAGTCATATTTTGTTTTATAAACCGGGAATGGTGAAGTTGCTGAACCATAAGTTCTAAAGTTAAACCCTTCAAAACCACAAGGTAAAGCATCTACAGGAGCATCTTCATTCATTTCTACCATAATGTATGTAGAATTAAGTTGGAACTCACCATCTAATGTACCCACTTTCTTAGCAATAAAATTATTTTGACTTGGATCCATACTACAGTTTGTAAATTTCTCTACAACAACCGGATTAGTATCAGTATCATAATAATCACGAACGAATACATCAAAAGTACCATTAGCGAATGAAATGTTTCCAATAGAAATCTTAATTTCGTAGTTAGCAGCATCTCCATCGGCAATAGTGTAAAACTTGAATAAGTTATAAACTTTAGTACCTCTAAGTTCAGATACAACCCAAGGAGAGCTTGGAGTTTGATATCTATCTAAATACCACCCAATTGAATCGGATGCGTTACTTTGTGCTGAATCCAAATCAACTAACACAGGTTTTAAACCTCTAATGAAACCTTTTCTCCATCCGTAGTTTAATAACGATTGGAATCTTTCCTCAACAAATAAAGGAACTACAGTTCTTGGTTTTGCAAAATTAGTTGTTCCAAATACTTTTGTTAAATACTCAGCATCTGATGTTGAGAATGACGCTTCAAAATTAAAGTTAACACCATCATTATTTGTTACATTTATACCAAATGGTAAGTATGGATTTTGTAATACTCCAGCATATTGACCTGTCATATCTAAAGACACATTATTCAAATTAGATACTTCATAAACAGGATTGTTACCATTTACGTATGTTGAAATACCTCTCGATCTAAATGTTGCTACAACCATATCGTCATAATTAGTATATGAAGTACCGGTATAGTAGTAGATTACACCCATTACAGATCCTGAGTAACATTCAACAGGAACAGGAATTGTTGTCGTTGTAGTTGTTGTTGGAACAGGCGTAACACAAGGATTAGTTGTTGTGGATGTTGTAGTTGGAGCTGTAGTGGTTGTTGTTATTGGAGTAATATTTGTGATACCCGTAACAATTGACCAAAAAGAAAAACCTGAATAACTACCACCACCATTATTATCAAACAATGCGTAGTACCATGATGTGTTAGCACCATCACATAAGTTATTTTGATCAAATGGTATTGCCGGTACACCGAATACGTTTGTTGTTGCGGTATAAGTACCGTTAACAGTTAAAGCACTATAATCATTTCCATCAACACTACCAAAATAACTAATTAAATTATCTTCAGCAGTTAATGGGTTTGTACTTGTCATTACATTAAAGATTAAATCTCTAATATTTTCATCCAATGTTGAAGTACCTCCTTGAGGAGTTTCATAACTAACGTCAAGTATATCCAAAATTTCACTTGGGAAATTACTTAAATATTCTATACTTGATGTTGAGTTTGTACATCCTGAGAAATCTACAACAAACGGTAACTCTAAAGGAATAACACATTGGGGGATACAGTTTACAGTGACGGAACTAAAACAATTAACTCCGATTGTGGAACAATCTACGTTTGCTGTAGTTAATATTGACCAAGATGGTCCCGCATCATAACCTGAAAGTCCTAAGATTCTCGTTACGAATAATTGATTAGATTGTTGTAAATAAGATTTTGCGATATACGCAGCCTCATATTTTGGGATTTGTGTATTCACAAATTTTTCAGGTGTAGTTCCACCAAAATAGGTTTGGAACTCGTCAAAATTTCTGATGAAGATTGGTTCAAAAGCGGGACCTTTTAAGGTCTCCCCTGCGATACCTAAAGTTGTAACACCAACACTCTGTGCCACAAAACTTAAATCTACTTCAGAAGTATAGACGCCTGGTGATACAAATACTTTACTATTAGCCATTGTCTTTTTTTTTGTTTAGTTGTTTTATTTTCTATATAAATATTAGTTTTTTTTGTAAAAACTTTACTTCTTCCAAACTATTTATATTTTGGTAAGATTTTATTCTGCCTTTTTTCTACCTATGGATAAAGATACTAAGAAGATAAAAAATTTGAAGATTTCTATTGAGGTTCACGAAACCCTTAAAAAGTATTGTGATAAGCGTGGGATTAAAATGTATCGGTTTTTGGAAAACCTGATAATGGAAAAATGTAAAGAAAAAAGGGATATCTACGGAGAAGATTGATTACAATAATTCTTGATTGAAAATTAAGAATGATGTATCGTTAGGAAATTGTTTGTAAATAATGATTTTTAATGTGTCCCCACTATTAATTTGTATTTCTCTAACATCGTTCCCATAATAAAGACCATTGATATAAACTTCATACCCTGACGGAGGGGTTCCACTTGATATATTATCACTATCAACAAATCTTAAGTTAACATTATAATCAAAAACTTCGGTGACTTCATTTGATGTAACTCCTGTTGCGAAATCATATCTTTTAACTGAAGGTGGATTTGGTTCTTCCTTTTTTTGTCTTTTCCTTCTTGTTTTAGTTTCCGTTTCAAAAATCTGAAAAACTCTTGTGATTGCTGGAGTAATCTCAAACTCGTCTTCATCAATAAGGAAACCTAATAACGTAAATGTATATTTTTGAATATAAAATTTTCTCTTTTCAAGATCCAACACCGATTCATCTGTTATATCATTCATTATGATCGGAATATAATGTCCTTTGATAACTTGATATGCTTGTCTTGATGCGAACTTTTCAAGAACGATTTGATTGAACTTATTAAGTTCTCTCATTCTATTACATAATATTGCTACAGTATATGTTATATCAACAGGAACTGGTTGAGGTATTTTGTAAATATCCATGCCATGTCTCTGTCCATCCCATGTTGGGACTTTGGCATAATAATATTGTCTTCTATTTGGTATATTCCATCTTAATGCCGGATTTGTCCCAAATTTAACTTCGGGAGTTCTAATGGTTGTTATAAATGGAGGTTCAACATTTTTATCGATATTTTGGAAATCCCAAGTTTCAACAAACTGAGACCAATTCTGAGTGGTTATCATAATATCAACAGTTGGCATTATGGACCCTTCAACAACACATCTTAATTCATCTCTAACAAAATCTAAAAACCCACGATCCAAATCTGCGTGCAATAAAGATTTTGGAAGATAAGTTCCATCATCAGAAATCATATCCGCAATCTCATGTCTTCTCGGAGTTAAGATTTTTTTCTCAATCAGAGGAATACTTTTTTTTATTTGTTTCGGGAACCCCATATTAATTTACTAAAAATATTTTATTCTCTAAATTTATCATTTCGACCTCATTAGCCCTAAAAATAGGTTCCTGAGTTTTTTTAATTAAAAATGTGTCATCAAAATATGGGTTATATTTAATAACAACATCTCTTTCAGGACTAGGCATATTTTCACACGGATTTTCACAATAATCAATTAATGTTCCTGTAACGTAAGCGTGTACATTTTTTTGTTTAACTTTTCTAACCTTTTGTTTTCCTGTTTCACTAACTAAAAATTTTACATTTTTCAATCTAACGTAATCGGCTTTCAAAACTACGATACCACCAAATGTAACTGAGAACATATTTCTTGTGATGTCGTAGTAAACTTTAACGTGTTTGTTAATTAACAAATTAGGGTCTCCTTTAATGGAGTATATTAATTCTTTATTTTGAGATTCACTTAATAATAGTTTCATAGTCCTCTAAATTCATTTGGTCCAACAGGTGATGCACTTATTGTACGATAAAAAGGTTTATAACCTGCATAGGTATGTTTATTGTCAGATACGACACGACCATCATTATTAACCGTATAGTATCTAACTAACGTTTCAGTTTCATAATAACCAATGTAATCACCAAAATTAATATCAATTCCTAAATCATCTAAAGTTTTTTGGTAAACTGAAATTCTTATATTACCCGGTTCCATTTGATCCACTCTTGTTGAACCTAATAATTTATTTTCAGGTGCCGATACTTGTACAAAAGCATTAAATTCAATTGGAGGTAAAAACTTAATACCATCTGATACAGTTTCACCATATACATCATCTGTTTTTGTTTTGTATCTATCAACACGATATAGTACACAGGTAAAATTCATATCACCCACCAACCATTCTTCTCCCATTGAAATGTCAAGGTCGAAATCGTTTGATCCAAAAAATTTACCTATCCTTGTAATAGGAACTTTATTTGCCATATTTTCGGTATTTATTGATAAATATCTTTTTTATTGTTATTTTTATTAAAAAGGAAAATTTGGATATTAATCAATCATTAATAGAACGAAAAGCGTTAGAATTGTTAGACACCTATTCAGGTGCTAATAACTATATTCTATACCTTAAAACCAAAAAAGAAACTAATAAAAAGTTTTACCCAACAAGAACCCAATCAGATTACATTATTAACTATTTAAATACCACACCAAAGATTGCTCGTAAGTGGGTTGAGTTGGATACTTACTTCGCTAAAAAGTTTGCCGAAGAAAAGTATCTACTTGAAACTCCTGAAAATATCTTTATAGAAAAGTTGTTGGTTGAGAAAGAAAAATCTTATCACGTTTGGGCTAAATTCTTTGAGAAAGACAAATTAAGTGAATTTTGGATACCTAAATCCGCTCTTATTAAATCACATAATGTTGAGAAGGTTGATGTTGATTATACTAAATATAGTCATAGACCACCGCTACAACATCAAAAAGAAGCAATAGAAAAATTAGCAGGATCAAGAAGATTTATTCTTGCTGATGATATGGGACTTGGTAAAACAACCGCAACAATTATTGCTGCCTTAGAAACGGGAGCGAAGAAAATATTAATTATTTGTCCCGCTTCATTAAAGATTAATTGGCAACGTGAAATTGAAAATTATTCAGATAGATCTGTATATATTGCCGAGGGTAAGAAATTTTCAACTGAATCTGATTTTGTTATCGTTAACTACGATATCCTAAAAAACTTCCACGATATGAAGGATAAGGATAAATCTTTATTAAACCAATCTGAATTTGAATTGGTTATTTTAGATGAGGCTCATATGATATCTAACCCCCAAGCACAACGAACAAAGATTATTAATCATTATGTGAAAAATATTAAAAGAGTTTGGTTATTGACGGGAACACCAATGACATCTCGTCCAATGAACTATTATAACCTATTAAACATTATTGAATCTCCCGTCGCACAGAATTGGATGGCTTATGCTATTCGTTATTGTCAGGGATATCAATTTACCGCGGGAAAAAGAAAAGTTTGGAATGTTACGGGAGCTTCTAACTTGGAAGAATTAAGAGATAGAACCTCAAAACAAATCCTTCGTAGATTAAAAGAAGACGTATTAGATCTACCCGATAAAATTATTTCACCAGTGTATCTTAGATTGAAATCCAAGGATTATGAAGAATTGATGGGGGAATATTATGATTGGTTTGATAATAAGAAAGATGAATCGTCTTCATTAACTGTTCAATTCTCAAAACTAATGAAAGTTAGAAAAGTTATTGCTAACGAGAAAACAAAACAAACGATTGAGTTTGCTGAGAATATTATTGAACAAGGTAAGAAGGTAATTATCTTCACAAACTTCA